CTCTAAAATCAAAGATGAATTAACTGATGTTAATCATCAAATCGATATTCTTAAAACTAAAATGGATGCTCAAAGTAAGTATATCAAAGACTTACAAGAGTTAAATGATGATCAAATAGAAAAGAAAAGAGAATCAATAGAGGTACATAAAGAAGAAATTAATAAACTCTTTGATGAAAGTAAAGAGCTTGGAAAGAATCTCTCAGCATCTATATCAACTGAAGAAAAACATAGTGGCGAATTAGTTAAGAAACTTTCTCAACTTGATTCTTATGACATGTCGTTTAATGATAAGATAAAAGGATTAGTTGATGAGTCAAGATTCTATGAAGAAAATGATCAATGTCCTACTTGTGATCAACCCATTGAAGAAGAAAAGAAAACTGAAAAGCTTTCGCTCTTAAAAGATAAAGCAAAAGAAATACAAAATGCTAAACAAGACTTAACAAAGAATATTGATGAGCTTAAAGTAGAACAACAAGAAGTCTCTAATAGTTTAAATAAGCTTCGTCAAAAACAACAAAAGATAAATAGTAATAATGATGCAATTGCTCTTTTGCAAAAAGAAGTTAATAAAGTGCAAAAAGAAATTGATGGTCTACAAGGTCAAACTGGAGACGTATCGAAAGCAAAGAAAGAATTAAATACTTTAAGAAAGAGTAAAGAAACATCGACAGAAAAGAAACTTGAGTATGTAGAAGAAAGAACCTATAATGAAGTCATAGGAGAAATGCTTAAGGATACTGGAATTAAAACAAAAGTCATTAAGCAGTATTTGCCAGTAATGAATCGATTAATTAACAGTTACCTACAAGTATTAGACTTCTTTGTATCATTTCATTTAGACGAAAACTTTAATGAAACTATCCGATCTCGTCATCGTGATTCGTTTAATTATGCTTCTTTCTCTGAAGGAGAGAAACAAAGAATCGATTTAGCTCTTCTCTTTACATGGAGACAAATAGCTAAAATGAAGAACAGTGCAGCATCTAATCTGCTTATTCTTGATGAAACTTTTGATTCAAGTCTTGACTTAGATGGAGTAGATAACCTGACTAAGATTCTAGATACTTTGGATGATGGAAGCAATGTCTTTATTATATCACATAAAGGTGACGTACTCGAGAACAAGTTTAGAAGTAAGATAGAGTTCTTTAAAGAAAGAAACTTCTCGAAGATTAAATAATGCTGGATTAGCTCATTAGGTAGAGCAGGGGTTTTGTAAACCTCAGGTGGCCAGTTCGAATCCGGCATCCAGCACCATTTTTTAAGATCAACACTTTTCTGTCAAGTTTTTTCAATTATTTCACCAAAAAACGTTTACATATGCGCTGAACTATGGTATAATATACATACAAGATAAGGAAACAATATGATAAAACACAAAAGCACTCTTGCTAAGCTTCTTGCAAAAGAGAATATTACTGTGCAATATGGTAATTATAAAACAGCTTGGTTTGATATTAAAAACAGAATTCTAGGTATTCCACTTTGGAAAGATATGGGTAAAGATGTTGCTGATCTTTTTATAGGTCACGAAGTTGGACATGCTTTATTTACACCATATGAAGGTTGGCATGATAGTCCTGAAAAACTAGAAGGTTGTCCACGTACTTATATCAATGTTATTGAAGATGCAAGAATTGAAAGACATATTAAAGATGCTTATGTTGGTCTTGTCGCTCCAATGGCAAGAGGATATAAAAAGCTTTTTGATGATGACTTTTTTGGAGTTGATGAAGATCTCGATTGGGACGAAGTTAAACTTATTGATAAAATTAACTTAAAGGCTAAAGTTGGAGCTCATCTTGAAGTACCAATGAATGATGAGGAAATGGTTTATTATAATAGATCTATGAAGACAGAAACATTTGATGAAGTGCTTGATTTAGTAAGAGACATTCTTGCTTATACAAAAGAAAATCAACAAGAACTTATGACACCTCCTCCTATGGGATCACAAGATAAAACTGAAGGTCAAGAAGAAAATGATGACATGAGTCCAACTGGCCACGATGATATGGAGAGTCAAGATGAACAAACAAAAGATACTGGAAATGAACAACAAGATCCTATTGATGAAACTGATGAAGAAGGAAAAGATTCAGCAAAAGGAGATACTTCAGAGTCCAATGATGATGGAAATGATCAAGGAAATGTTGAGGAGCAAAGTCAACCCGATGAAGATGTTTCAATAACTGATGAATCATTCAGAAGAAAAGAGCATACACTCTTAGATAAAAACGAAGATGGTACTCAAACTCTTATTGGTAACGAATTTAGTAAACCAGTAAGAGATGCTATTGTTACGCCATATGCAGATCTTAAAAAGGCAAGACAAATTAAATTAGATCAATACAATGAAGCCGTTGGGACATATGATAACATGTTATCAATTGATGAACATAGAGAAGAATTCAAGCAATATCTTAAAACAGTCAAACAAAACGTTAACTTTGCTGTCAAAGAATTCGAAATGAGAAAAGCTGCTTTCAGATATACAAGAGCTCAAACTGCAAAGACTGGTTCTGTTGATGTAAATAGATTATGGTCATATAAAACAAATGATGATATATTTGCAAGAGTTACTAAATTAGCTGATGCTAAAAATCATGGAATGATGATGTTAATTGATTACTCAGGTTCTATGTCAGAATGTATGACGAATGTAATGGATCAACTTTTACACCTAGTTGTTTTCTGTAAAACGGTCAATATTCCTTTTGATGTATATGGTTTTACGAATAGCAATCCAAGATTAAGCCAATGGAAGTATGATGAGGATAGAGAAGAATCAATAGATCATTTAATATCTCAAATCGAATCTGAAATACATCATGGTGGATTATCATTACCTCAAGTCATTGCATCAACTCTTAAAAAGTCTGATTATGAAGAAGCTTTATTTCACATTTATTTAAGAAAAATACTTGCTAAGAAAGAGTGGGGTTTCTACGAAAGATATGTATTGGCTCAACAAGAAGAGTATGGTTCAACACCACTTAATCAATCATTAGTTGCTGCTCATAGAATGGTAGATAATTTTAAAAGAAATAATAACATTGACAATATGAATTTCGTAGTAATCTCTGATGGAGATACAAATGGAATCAGTATCGTTAAAAATCAAAAAAGAGATTATACTCTTACTCAAACATACAAAGGTGCAATTATTAATATCATGGGCGAGCATATCAAATTACAAGATACTCGAAAAGGTGGAACTCAAAGTCTACTTGAGAATCTTCAAAAGAAATTTGGTTGTACAACAATCGGCTTTTTCTTAGCTGAAAATTCTCATAACTTTAAATACAAAATTGAAGATTGTGATGAAGAGACATATTACGATAGCAGTAATATGAGAAAGTATCAAAAAGAATACAATAAAAATAAATGTGTAACTTTTAAAGATACTCTTGGCTATAACGAATTCTATATTTTAAAATCTAAAAGACTAGAAACAGATGCAGAAGAATTTGTCGCCGCTGAAGACGCTTCAAAAGGTCAATTGACTACAGCATTTAAAAGGTTTAGTAAGTCTAAAAAGCTTAACAAAACATTACTAACTAACTTCGGTAAAGTAGTTGCAGAATAAGAGCAACACTTTTCTGTCAATTATTTTCAAAAAAAGTGAAAATAATCGTTTACAATTACGCCGAACTATGGTATAATATACAAATAATAAAGATAAGGAGAAAACTATATTATGAATAACTTGAAAAAATCAACTGAAATAATTCTAAAAGAGCTTGCGATCAGATATCCTGATCAAACTCAGTTTAGAAAAAACGCCATCGTAGAAGTTGGCGAATCGTTCGGATACTCAGGAAAAGACTGGGATCCACTTATGCAAAAGGACAATAGAGTCAAGATTGGTACTTATGATCTTGCAGGTCTTATTGAGCCATTAAGAGAAACTATGGTAAACACATCAGTTGTTAATAGTATTCCTGCTCAAGCAGCTCAAATGCAATCAATTGTAAATGAAGAGAAAAACTTTGCTCAAATTGATGATACATTTATTGCTTGGGGAGCTTATCATGACATTGTAAAAATTGTCAAATCAGATATGTTCTATCCAACTTACATTGCTGGCCTTTCTGGTAATGGTAAAACATTTATGGTCGAACAAGCATGTGCTAAGGTCGGCAAAGAATTTATAAGAGTTCAAATCAATCCTGAAACAGATGAGGATGATTTACTTGGTGGATTTAGACTTATCAATGGAGAAACAGTTTTCTCTAAAGGTCCAGTTTTAAAGGCTATGGAAAATGGCGCAGTGTTACTCCTCGATGAGATCGATAGAGCAACAAATAAAATCATGTGCTTACAAGGAATCCTTGAAGGCAAACCAGTCCTAGTCAAAAAGACTGGAGATATTGTATATCCTGCAGAAGGATTCAATGTTATTGCAACAGCAAATACAAAAGGTAAAGGTTCTGATGACGGTAGATTTACAGCTGCTTCGATCATTGATGATGCTTTCCTAGAAAGATTTACTATCTCAGTAGATCAGCAGTTCCCATCACTATCAATCGAGAAAAAGATTGTATTAAAACACATGGAGAAATTTGACTGTGTAGATAGCGACTTTGCAGATAAGCTCGTAACATGGGCTGACATTATACGTAAAACATTTTACGATGATGGTGTTGATGAAGTTATTTCAACTAGAAGACTTTGCCACATTGTTCAAACATTCTCAATCTTTGATAAAAGAGACAAAGCAATTGATCTTTGTATCTCAAGGTTTGATAACGATACCAAGGAAGCATTCCTTGATCTTTACAGCAAAGTAGATGCTGATGAAATTGTAGCAGGAGAAACTAATCCTTACGAAGGAGATGAAGATGTTTACGAAGAAATCTAAACAAATTGACTATAAGTTTAATGAGAAAGCTCTGATTACAGAGCTTCAAGCTTATATCGATAAAACTTATGGCGGCCACTATTCAAAGAATCAGTTTCAATCAACTGAATTTATAATTGATTGTGGTCATGGTATGGGATTTGCTTTGGGTAATGTACTTAAGTACGCTCAAAGATATGGCAAAAAGGAAGGACATAATAGAGCTGATCTTTTAAAGATATTGCACTATGCTATTATTGCTTTGGACTGTCATGACAAAAATGAAAAATAGTCGTTTACAAAACGATGAAAGTATGGTATAATATATTATTATGGAGAAAATATGAATCTATCAAATGACACCGTGAATGTGTTAAAAAACTTCGCAACAATTAATCCTAACTTGGTATTTAAACCAGGTCAAAAATTAAAGACAATATCAGAGTCTAAAACAATTCTTGCATCAGCAACTATTGTAGAAGACTTTCCACAAGAGTTTGGAGTCTATGACTTAAACGAATTCTTATCAGTCTTAAGTTTAATTGACCAACCAACTTTACAGTTTGAAGACAAGTCAGTATTAATACAAGGGAGTGGTCAAAAGATCAGATATTTCTTTTCTGAAAGCGATATCCTTACCACTCCTCAAAAAGAAATTCAGATGCCTGATCCAGAGCTTGGAGTCAATATCGAAGAAGATAAATTAAATCAGATTCGAAAGGCTGCAGCTGTTTTAGGTCATACTGAGCTAGCAATCACAGGAAACAATGGAGTTGTTGAAGCCTCTGTACTTGATACAAGAGACTCAACTTCAAATGTTTTTGAGATTGAACTAGATAAAGACAACTCATGTAAAAATGAGTTTAGCTTCGTGGTAAGTATTCCAAACTTGAAGTTACTACCAGGAGATTACTTTGTAAGCATAAGCTCAAAGCTAATTTCTAACTGGACTAATAGTAACTATCCAGTGGATTATTTTATCGCTCTTGAGAAAAACTCAAGCTACAATGTATAAATACTTTGTAGGAACGGAAGATGCCGATATTCGGGTCTTCTTATTTTCGTAACTATGCATAGGAGAAAATTATGACAGAAGAAGTGAATACCACTGAAACTGAAGTAGGCACAGAAGAACAACAAGTTCAACTGTCTCTTAAAGACATCGCAACAATGGTTCAGATAATTGATATCTGTTCTAAAAGAGGTGGATTTGAAGGACCAGAACTTGAAGCAGTTGGAGGATTAAGAAACAGAATCGTTACTTTCTTAAACGCTGCATCTAAAGGAGCTGAAAATGTTCCTGAAGGAGAAGTTCCTGTTGCTGAAGAATCAGAATCAGAAGAGTAAAAGCAGAGGGGTGAAAGCCCCCTCATATTATTATAGGATATATTATGAACAACAATGAAAAAGCCAAATTGCTCAGGCTTTA